GTCTGACTCGCTTTCAGTGATTGCGCCTGTCGTCGTGTTGTAGCTGCCGCCGGTCACGATCCGAACGGTTACATCGCCACCGAACTTGCTAACGACCTTGCTGGCAACCTTGCGTAGCGAGCTGGAAAGCGCCATCAGATTCGATAAGCGATACATGCCCCATTCTGGAGCGTGATGCTCGTGATGTACCCCGCGATATGAGCACCCTGGTCAACGCTGACGCCACTGAAGCTGTCGTCAATGATGTTTGTGCTGACGATCGAGTCGATCGTGCTGTTTTCGTAAAAGTCAATGTGGATAAAAATGCCAGTATGCGTCTCTGTATCATTGATGACTTCCGCGCCGATCGCGTAGTCAATGCCGGAGATCGCTGAGCCTGCTTTTGCCATGTCAGATCTTGTAGGCGATTACAGCGCCGCCGTTGTTAAGCGTAAAAGCAGTAAAAACTCCCTGGATCACAAACCCAGCAGGTAGTGACTCCCCAACTAGGCTGTTGCCGGTCCAGTTTTCTGCAGTAATCGCGCTAAAGCTGGTGTTGTTCTTCAGGATCGAGATCTTGTTCCAGCGCCCCATTCGCGCAGTCGTGTTGCTGACAAAATCAGCGCCAATACTGTAGCTCGGATCAATTTGAACGCTTTTATGCATGATCAGAGCCTGTAGGCGACGACAGTGCCGCTGTTCAGTCTATCCGCATTAGTCGGGGACACTAGCAGGGCGGGCTAGAAGATGCTGTAGTGCGCGTTGATGTTGGCTTCGATTGCGGCGCGGTTGGTGGATTGGTTAGTTGTATAAAAGATAAGTTCGGAGATGGAGTGAGAATCGCCACTGAATGCCTCTCCACGGTCGCCAATTACGAGTATCGATGCTGAAGCGGGGGTGCCTGCCTGCGTAGATATAAGACTGCCGTTCTTGTAGAGATTTCCGCCGTAGGATGTCGTTACAATCGAAGTAAACAAAAGCCTTTCTTCTAGGGCAACCGTATTGTTAGCCGCGTTTGCATTAGAGACGCCATTGCCATCGTATAGCTTCAAGGTTGGCCTGGCTCCAGCGCCTAAAGTGCCTCCAGATGAGATAAAGATATTAAAACCAAGGTCGTTGAGTGTTATTAGTTCATATACTGCAAAAATACCATAGCCGGTGTAGCTGATTGAAATATCAAGGAACCGCTGGTTACCTGTAAAGTTGATATTTGGATCTCCGTTCTTAGTGAGAACGACTCCATTTTGTACTAGCACTGGCTGATTGCTTGTCGTGGTCTGGTGTGCATTTTTGTTGTTCCCACTCTGGTCATACCACGTCCGCACAAAACCGTCGTTTCCAGCACCGACCCAAGTAGCAAGCGTTCCATCGCTTACCTCTGTGGCAGTGAAATCCTGCTCGGCGTTGTCATTGGAGCGGCGAGCTCTTACAGCCGGACCACCATAAGCCCAACTCAGTTTACGAAGGCTATATGCAGCAGCGGCACCTGAATATGAATCAAGCAGGAGTGGATCAGCTTCCTTGCCTGTAATAATCCAGCTCATCGCAACACCTCCGAATGGCGATAGATTGGTAATACGGCGATAGATTGGTAATACGCCGATAACTTTCTACAATTCGTCATGGTAGTGGCAGTGACTAAAAAGTCGTGGTTTGTGTAGGTCATGGGATTGCCACTCCGATTGCGTTGATCAGGTCGGTGACGCGGGCGTCGAGACGGGCGAGGTCTAATGCTTCGCCGATGCTGTAGAAGGCGAGGCGGGCGTTAGCGTACTCCGTTGATGCGTTAATGCGGCGGAAAACAAGAAGATTCTCGCTTAATGGCGTTTCTGATGGTGCCGCTAAATCAATAACGTTTTGATTATTTCGCCTAGCAGATAAGATAGAAGAAGTTGCTCTGCTGGCTCCCGCAAAAGATGGCGCTGTTAGGATGCTTGCAGTTGTAAGAGTGGATCTGTTGACCGATGCTTGAAAAAAAGCATTGAGTACTGATCTTCCGGTGCCTTGGCTGGTACAAACAAAAGGTTGATCGCTAGTTGGAGGTATAGCTGTAACCGAACTACAATACACCGCCAAATGTTTATTGTCTTGCGGATCAGCATTGTTATTTCGATTACTGTCTAGATACTTCGTACTCCCATCTCCAACCAACCCCGTCTCCCTGTCATAATCCCCAGCTACGAAGTTGTAGTTCGTAGGCGCAGTACCCACCAACGGAACCAAAGCGCCAGCCAGTGTCCTAGCTCCCGCCAAAATACAACTCGCTTTAATCGCATCCCAAATCCCATCTGCCTTACAACCAAGCACGAAGTTATCAATCGCAATCTTGACCTTCTCTTCCAGTGCTTGACCGTCTGCCGTTTCTACAGCAGTGATATAAGCGGCAGCGTCAGGATCCATCGGCTGCCACGTTTGGCGGAGGGTTACTTTCCCAGGTACATAAATAGTCATGGTATAGCTGCTCCGATAGCGGTGATTAGAGTTGACACGCGGGTGTCAAGGGCGGCAAGGTCTAGGGATTCACCGATGCTGTAGAAGGAGAGGCGGGCGTTGGAGTAAGCATTAACAGTCCCGTTTGGCTGAATTCTTGCTTGCACGCCATAATTAACGCTGGAAGGTGTTGTCGATCCTTGAGACGCGCTATTTGAGACTTGAGCACTTCTTGCTGTAATAGTACTACTGGAATTTCTGGTAACGCCGTAAAAACCAGCTCCGCTTGATCCAATAACTGTTGTAGTTGAAAGATCAATACAAAGCTGATAGTTCGGCGCTCCTGTTGCACTTAGCTCAATGCGCGAACCGCCGATCTCGCCTGCATCCTCGCCTTTTGCAGAGATGATATGAGAAAGTTGGCTTGGGAGCGTTGAAACATGCGCCGCCAAATGACGGTTGGCTTGTGGATCAGCATTGTTGTTCCTATTACTATCCAAATACTTCGTACTCCCATCGCCAACCAGGCCAGTCTCCCTGTCATAATCCCCAGAGACGAAGTTGTAATTAGTCGGCGCTGTCCCCACCAGCGGCACTAAGGCTCCAGCAAGTGTGCGAGCACCGGCAAGGATGCAACTGGCTTTAATAGCATCCCAGATACCATCATTCTTGCAGCCAATCACAAAGTCATTGATGGCATAGCGGACACCAGTTTCCAGCGCCTGTGTGTCAGCAGCCTCCACCGCTTCGATGTAAGTGGAGGCATCAGCATCAAACTGAAACCCTGGCCGCCAAACAAGCGTCATACATCACCTCCATCGGGCTCAGTAGTGTCGTTGTCTACGACTGGTGCCACCCAGTTGGGATCATACGGGGTGCCATCAGGATTGAACTGAGGCGGTGTAGGACCAACGTAATACGGTCCAACCTTGAGGTCTTGGCACACCTTTGTGGCCATGCTGGTGGCATAAGCGCCAACCACTTCTTCAGGAGAGATGCCTTCAAGTGAGGCAGTAGCAATGATGCCGGGGACGAGAGAATCGTCGATAGAGATTGTGAAGCTTGCCATGATCAAACAGCAGCGATTGAAAGTGTTCCACCGTTTGCCACGGTGAGGCGATAGCGGGTGCCATCAGGTGATGCAAGGATGATGCCTGCACCAGCACCACCGATTTCTAGTTTGTCTCCGGGGTTGGTAGTGGCGATACCGAGATTGCCGGAGCTGGTGAGGCGGGCGCGTTCAACAGGCTCAGCAGCGGTTGCTGAGAGCTTAAAGATCATATCGTGGGCATTATCAACATTCTTCTTCTCTGCCGCGATTGCAATACCGCGAGTGCTGGCAGCCGCAGTGCCGATAACTATGGCATTTTGATCGCCAATATTCCCTGCAGTGGTGAAGTAGAACGAGCCTCCTTTTGCGCTTGCGCCCTGAGGAGCTGCAACGGATATAGTCTCGCTAGGGCTATCAGTCCCCAAACCCAATTTCCCATCCCCCTGCACCACCATCCGACTTGTGCCGTTGGTTTGTAAATCAAGGAGACGACCGCTGAACCCACTCGCTGCATTAACACCAATGCCTGTACCACTCGTGCTCCAGCCGGTAGAGGTAGTGCCAGTAGGTTCAATCAGCAGTTGAGGCTTGGTCGTGGTAGCAGTGCCACCAGTGAACCAAGAGCCAGTAAAGGAGACAGGAGGAGTTGATGCAGCACCTGCAAGGCTGATGTTGATCTCACCAGTGCTGCCGATGCTTGCAGAAGTGAGACCAGCTTGAGCACCAGCATCGTTATAGGTGAGTTGCCCAGTAGACCCAGCAACTAATGCGACGGTGCCAGTGGCATCCGGGAAGCTAATTGTGCGGTTAGCAGTAGGTGTCACCACCTGCACGGTGGTTTCATAGGCGCCGCCATCATCAAGGTTGATGTCGCCGCCGACACCCAGCTCTTTGCCGCTGTCGTCCCAGGTCAGATCAGCGGAACCGGCGAGCGAACCGCCGTTGTTGTACTGGACCTGCGTATCGGCACCCGCTGCTGCGGTGGTGTCGATCAGGTCGAGATTCCCAGTAAATGGGTTGAACTTAACGCCCATGGCTCAGCTCTTGGTGACGGAGATCAAGTTGTTGCTGCCGTCGTAAGCCAGCGTCAGCGTTGCCACTGTGGTGCCGCCAGAACCGCCGTCCTTGTAGACCACGCCGGTGAGGTTGGCGCCGGTATAGCTCAAGTCG